AAAAAAATACAACGCACGAAAACTATGAATCCGAGAACGTACACACAACGACGGTACCTTGATCTCTTGTATTCATCTGTTCCTGTTGTCATAGGAACCGGACCAGCCGGAACGGGGAAGACGCTTTTGGCGTGTCATGCGGGTTCGAAAGCTTTGATGTCTGGACAGGTACAAAAGCTTGTGTTGACTCGACCGGCGGTCAGCGTAGATGAACAACACGGTTTTTTACCCGGAAACGTAAACAAAAAGATGGAACCGTGGACTCGTCCGATGTTTGACGCCTTGTATCGCTATTTCAGCGTGAAGAAGATTCAAGACATGGTGTACGATCAAGAGATTGAAATTTGTCCATTGGCATACATGCGCGGAAGAACATTTGATCACGCGTGGGTCGTCGCGGATGAAATGCAAAACTCGACACCTTCACAGATGAAGATGCTTATGACGCGTATAGGTGAAGGGTCAAAGATGGTCATTGCGGGTGATGTTCAGCAACACGAACGCGGGTTTGAGGAAAACGGTCTCATCGATCTCGTGAATCGTTTACTGAGCGATTCGAAGAACATTCGTCACGTCCAGTTTTCAGAGTCTGATGTGGTTCGAAACGAAGTCATCAAAGAGATTCTCACACTTTACGGGGTGGACCTCCACACGCCGTGATTGTGTCGGAGAATTCATGAGATACCACCGCCCTTTTTTGTCTTGAAACCAAAACCGACCGTTTTTGTTCGTATACATGCTGAGATTCGTTGTCGTTCCTCCCCAATATGTTTTGACTTTTTTGCCAGTTCTCACGAGTCCGGAAGGAAAGACGTTGTTCGTGAGTATCTTGGACACGAGGTTCATCGGAAGTTTGTTTGCCAATTTGCTCCGAACTTGTTCGAATGTCTGCTTTCATGTAATACCTAATATTTTTTCTCTGGTGATTGCATATGAAACTGTACAACTCGTTTTCCGCGTGGGTTTTTGTCATCACCTTGTCGTGGTTTTTGAACCTCGTACATTTTTCGCCGCTTGGTCTACTGATGACAAACTTTGTACTCGCAACGTATTTCATCGCACGTGAATATGACATGTCGTTGAGTCTTCTCGCACTTGGAATGATTCTCATCCACGCAAAACCCTTGTACCTTTTGCGACACAAACCGTTTGCACTGAAAGAAACACTCCTCGTCTTTTTGGTGTATAACGCGTTTTTGGCGATTCAAGGAACAACCTTAATAAAAGAATACAGGAACACGTACACAGAACCACCGAAGAGCATACTCGAGTTTATTAAGCAAGGGTGACTTAAAACGTGCCCGTGCGATACAGGTATGGCTCATGAACTTTCGGACTTCATCGACTCCGTCAAGGAGTTGATGACCGATGCGCAATACAAAGAAGGGATGGAACTATGTCAGAAACTTTTCAACCAAAACGAAAAGAAGCTGTACACAATGACATACTTGCGTCCCTATACGTTTCTGGATGATCATTGCGATGATGACGAGTGTCTCGAGTCAAAGATGATGATTTCGTTCACAAAGGTGAGCAGTCTCGTTCAGCTGACGGAAGAACACGCAAAGAGGATTCGAGACTCGAACCTCTTTCTCGGGAGCGAAGAGGAGATGGGTGCTTTCATCGACGTGGACGTCCTCCAGTCGTTTCCGAGCGACGCGGCTGAAATCGGAAACGACTTTCACTGGTACGAGTTTCCTGTTCTCAGCATCGAACTCGTTGAATAAAAATATCTGAAAAATACATGAATCGAAACGAGGTGTTTGCCGCCATTCGCAACTTTGAGCGCGCCGATAAAGAATACATGAATTCGCTAAAACGCATACAAAACGAAACGACAAACGTCGAGTCCAAAATCAATCTAGAGAATCGTCTTTCTCGGGGAAAACGCCCGATGACTCGTCAGAACAACCTCGCGTTGAAATACGCCCGCGGGCGAATCACTAGTGCTGTGAACAGACGAAACCGAGCGATCGCTGCGTATACAAACGTACATAATCGGCGACGAAACGCGTACCAGCGACTCGCGCAGGCGTTTCGAGGCTTTGTGCCGCTTCTTCCGGGATGGCAACTCCACGGGACGAATGTAACACAGGCACGACGAGCTATAGGAACGGTTCGGAGGTTACAGAAAACGCAGAACATTCGACGGGTCGCACCGGCTGCACAGAAATGGCTGAACAAGTTCAAACAAAGCAAAGTTCGTTCGGCATACATTGGTGCGACGCGCTCCGGTATTCCTTCGAGCATCGCGAGAAACATAAGTCGACGTGCGTTTGAGTAAATTTTCTACCAGGAGAGTATGACGACGACGACTGCTGCTCGAGTTGCGGGTGCCAAGTACAATAAAAAAGCTGCAAATCAACTCAAAAACAATCTCGGTCGAAAGATCAATTTGAACAATGCACAAAAGGTGCTCCAGAAAGAGATTGCAAATCTCAAAAATGAGATTCGAGTCAGGTACAACCGAGGTGAGTTTGTTGGACGGTACAACAATCAACAACGTCGTCTTCAGAATCTCTTATGGAACGTGAATCGAAAGTTGCGTCTGCGAGGTCCACCTATCCAGAGGCATTTCACGCCAAGGGAACTCAACGTTCTTAATAAACCGGGAGATCTTCACACGTACTTGAGTGAACTGAATAAGCTTGTGAAAAAGTATCGCATTCCACAACTGCCGCATAGATGGGGTCTCGTCCATAAAATGATCAATTCAAACCGTGAAGCTCGGAATCAGTTGGCGCGTCAATACGGGCTTCATTGGGAGATGAAGGCGCGCGGACAACAGTGGAAACGGAGAAGAACATCAAATTGAAAACTTCTTTTCACGATTCAAGAGCTTGGTCACATACACCTTGTCCTTCTTGAGTCGATCGTATTCTTCCGCCGCCTCCTCCATCTCGAGCTCGATGCGAAAAGGAACCATCGTTTGGCGAAGCTCATCCGCGCGCGTCTTTGCTGGTTTCACCTTGGGTGGACCCTTTTTGTAATCTTCCCACGCCTTTTTGGCATACTTGTGCTTCTCAAGAGCTGATTCCAGATCCCTCTTGATACGTGCAAGGTCGTTCTCTAGCTCTTCCATTTTCTCGTCGTGGAGTCTCTGTTTCTCTTCATCGCTCAAACGAGCGTACATTCGAAGAGCCGAGTCCATGTGTTCGTCGCACGCAGCTGCGAGCGCCGAGGCTGTTCCCGGGCACTCATCACGAACCATGTCGAGTTCGCTGTGCGCATCCCTCTCGAAATAGTCGAGGACCGACTGGCGAGCCGAAGGCCATTCCGGGTAATCATCATAATCACCAGCCTTTGAGCGCCACTTACACCCGTCTGCGCAATAGACACGATCGTTTGCATCGAGCGCAAAGCAAATACCCCACCCCATTTTCTCTTGAAAGAAGACGATTTCTTTACATTCATACTCAGTCCCAAAAGTCGTGGCACTTTTGGGTCTGAGGACCCGGGGGAGTTTCCCCGGCAGACCGTTTTTTTTTTGGTTTTGAGTACGTCTAGTTGGAGAACGCAAGGCCGCCCATTCCGGACTGGATGCGCAGGATGTTGTAGTTGACGGCGAACAGCTTCTGCAGAGTTGCCTGGGTGTTGGACTTCAGCTGCACGGACACCTGGGCGTTATCAATGCGAGAGAAGTTGCAAGTGCCGGTAGGCTGGTGCTCCTCGGGCTGCAGAGCGAAGGAGTACACGTAGATACCGGGGTAAGGGATACCGGTGTGGTGGTAGAAAGGCTGGACCTGGTTGAAGTACTTGCCGGACTGCTCCTTGAAGCGGTCCTGTCCGTTGAGGATCACCTTGAACAGGTGCAGAGGACCAACCTCAACGCCGGAACCAGCACCACCAATGAAGTTGGTACCCTCCTCGACCCAGTAGCAATTGCCGGAGAAAGGACCCGCTGCGGTCAGACCGAAAGAAGCCTGGGTCTGACCAGCGGTCGCCGCCAGCTGAGGCACACCGGTGATGTTGCACGCAATGTAGTTGTTGGATGCGATGAACTGCAGAACGTTGGAAGTGATGTTCACGTTAGCAGTGCTGGTGGTGAAGTTCCACAAGGCATTCAGGTTAGCAGTGGCGCTGCCGCTGGGGTTGATGTAGCACCACACCAGCTCCTTGACGGGGTGGTTGAAGCTCAGACGAACCAGCTGGATGCTGTTCTCGGAGCTGGTGCTAGTGGTCAGCTGATCACCGCCGGTGTGCTGCACCTGCTCGATCAGGTACTCGTGACCCTTCTGGGCGAAACGGCGACGCTCCTCAGTGTCCAGGTACACGT